TAAAAAATATAAGGCATGCACTGACCCATCCGGCATGGTTACTTGCTTCTCTATGGGTTGTTTGCTGACTAAAAATGGTTCTAAATTCATATATTTTTATATCTCAAGGATACGGGCCATTAAAATGTGGGATTGCCGGGCCGCTACGTTGAATGGTTAAGGTACCACGAATAATCTCATTCAGGGCAATATCTAATTCCAGCCCGGAAATATGACCGTTAAAAGAAATACAGGTACGATTAGCTGGCGGCATAAAACCATCTTGCGTCGTATTTAATGTGGGCGCGTCTTTACCATCGGATAAGCCGACTAACCACGGCAAAATCTTGCCCGAATCTTTCAGAATAAATAATAATTGATGGGACAAGGTTCCGGGAATAAAATTAAAAGGAACGGATAATTGCCCCGGCGTGCTTAAGCCTTTTTTGTAGCTGCGTACATTATCTTCTAAACAGGTGTCCTCTATTTGATCGGTGGTATCACCCATTCCGGTAATGCCGGTAGGACAGGCAAATTTGAGTATTTGCGGTGTTGCACCTGGGGTAACACTGGCAATCACAAATAATTGTGTACCCGCAGTTTCTATTGTATTTTTCGCCATAACCCCAACTCATTAAAAGCGTTGATGAATAATAGTAGCTTGTAAACTGATTCGGTAAATATCAGTTTCACTTTCATAAGTCATTATTATAACGTGATTAGTTATATTTTGATTGTCCAATCTATCACGCACGGCCTTGGCTAATTCCATGCAGCCGGTTTGAGTATTGTGCCAGCAATCCATCTGTATGACATAACTATCTGATAGGGCCGCACCAGAAAGATGATGATGGGGTTCGTGACTGATGATATGAAAAGTAATATACGGCGCGGGAGTGCCTTGGCTTATTTTGCCAAAAGGGCCGATGTTATCACCCACTATGTCGGTAATGGTAGGCTGATTAAGTAGTTTATAAATATTTGGAAACATCGTTAATAATTTAACTGCGCAAACCGTGTTTTTTAATTAACAACTTAATGCGCCGGGCTAAGTCGTTTTCAATAGTACGTAGGGCCGTTTCTGCAGTATTGGCAAAGGCAGGACGTAACCACGGGCGCGGAGGCTGGCGAGAGGAGCCATATTCTAATAAGTGAGCCGTTTTTTGTGTGGTAACACGCTTTCCTGCCTTTTCACGTTTGCCGATTTTTTCCCCATCATAGGCTTTGCGGCGCACGCGCACTAAATAACGCTCACCTCTGCCATTTAATACGGTTTTCCCTCGTGAAGCAACCACATTTTTTTCTAATAATCCGGTACTATCGCCGCGTGCTTGATTAATCACAGTGGTTAAATTCAGCCGGGCTTGATCACGAATCAGTCGCGCGCCTTTGGCTAAAGCCAGTTTAACCGGGCCGCCGTTTTTACTGACGATTTCCGGCGGCAGTTGATGCAAACTATCAAGTACACCCTCTAAACCGGATAATCGTATTTCCGTTTTCATCCGCCATTCCCTTTACCGGCGCGGCATTTAATCCGGTATTCCCGCCGTGCTGTCGCATCGGTTTCTGCTAAACCCAAGATATTAAGTATCTGCCCATCCCAGATAATACGCCATGCCGGATCAATCCCGCCGGGAAACCAACGAAAACTAATGCGCGCCACGACTTCTGCTTGTTTTTGACCTGATTGCATGGCTTCATCCCGGCCCGGCCCGGTTAATACCTGTGCCGGTATATTTTCTAATAAACCTATGCCGGGAACATCGACAATTTGCCATGTTTCATTAATCAAACCATGCGCATTGCGGGTTATTATTTTCTTCTCAAAAGTAATGCTATGCCGTAAACGGGCTGATAACGTCATACTTATACACCCATATACTGCCGATACGGAAATAATTTAATTTCAGCCGCCCGCCGATAACCAATCATTTCTTCTGGGTTCATCGCGTCAATACTGGCACGCACTAATAATAATATCGCATCAATCATATCAGGACATAATGCACCCAATATCCCTGGTGGGCTACCTGGAGGTAAAGGATCACGCGGCAAAGTGAGGCGATTTATAAAGTTTAATGCCTCCCGTTCAGCGCTATCTAAGGCTTGCTGCACATCATTATCTAAATGTGTGCCAATTATCCGCAGGCGCTGTTTTGCGATCTCTAATGCAATCTCACTCATATTTATTCGCTATGGATTTGATTAATTTCCTCTGCCTATATAAAGCAGAGGAAGCAAGAAAATAGAGGCCGCTTATTTACTAAACTCGCCAGCTAAAATAGCCGATGGGGTAGAAATTTCTAAGGCTAAACGGGCTTCCGCACGCAAAGTAACTAGGTTTTTGGTGAAATCATTATCCACATATCCCGCATCCACACCCACGGTTTCCTTATTCCAAATCGTTGCTGCGCGATTAAATGCACCTATAGCAAACTTGTCTTTGGGAACCCATGGGCAGCTAATAATCTGCACATTAAAAAGATTGGTTTTAGCTAAGGTTCCAGGTAACCCGTATAAATAATGCCCATCGCTGCCTTTGGCCATTTCAACCTCGCTCCAGTCCATTGGATTGACAAATACTTTATCTGGCAACCACCCGGCGCTCCATAATTGATATTTCGCCCGGTTAATGGCATCAATGAGGCTATCGCCTGATTGCGCATTATATGCGGTGTGATTGCTTGTATTTAAAATGCCGGAAATATTCGGGTTATTTCCATCACCCAGTATTAACTGTTGATCAATGCGCTCTAATACACCATGACGTAAACGATTATCCACATAGGCAGCAACAGCCGGGGCATCACTTAATAGGTTTTTAGAGACTTTAATCCAGTGGGCAATCGTGCGAATATGCAAATCCCATGGGGCAAAATTTAAACTGCTTTCTGCTTTTAATCCCCCTTCAATCACTTCAGCAGCGGCATTATTAAATCCTGTCTCACGCAAGCCCTGAATAGAATTACTGCTGGCCGGAGCATGCGGCAGCGATTGATATACCGTTAATGGGGTCTCTACACCGGTACGCAAACGGGCATCGATTTGCGGTAATACGGTATCTGGCCCGGAAAGCAGGGTATTTTTAACCTCTACTGATACTTTGGCAAACTGGCTGGTATTAAGTGATTTAAAATCAGGAGATGCAATAAAGCTGTATCCCAAACTTAAGGCTGGCTTGTCAATTGCAATCGGTGCAATCCCCTTTTGCTCTAATTCGGTTAATCGGTCGCTGGCCGTTTTTAATTCAGTAGCCGCTTTGTCTAGCTCTTTTTTCAGCTCGGCATTAACGTCATTTTGCGCCTTAAGTTGTTGCTCAAACAGCGCGGCCGTTTGGGCGGCTTTGATTTCAGCCGCCCTAAAGCCTTCTTCCAAGGCTTGTTTGATTTCGTCCGTTTCTTGTGTTTTTTCACTCATAGTTGATTGCTCACAGTGGTTAAATGTTGGTCAAAGGCTTGGCGAATAATATTGACCAAGTCATCGGCTTTGCTTGATTGACCACGCTCACCGTGGGCAAGGCTTTTAATGCGTGACACTAAAGCGCAAGCATTATTTCGTGAAAATGATCCGGCCTCACGCAGGATATGTTCAATATGTTTTAAACTAGCCGCTTCATTAATGGCATTGCGCACATCAATAATCCGTGCTGAATTATCTGCTGGATAATCAACAACAGACACTTCTTGTAAAGCAGTAATACGTTTAATGGTGCGGCCTTTGCTATTATTTTTATAATCAAAATCACCGGCTTTTAATATAAAGCCAATCGATAACCCATCAACCGTCCCATGTTTGATTGCATTAGCAACGGCCTGTGCTTGCGGTAAACCGGGAGTAAATTCAGCATATTTAACGCATAACCCGGTTTCATCCTCCACGAGTTGCATTTTTCCTATGGGTAATTCGCTCATCATCCAGCGGTGGTTATAATACATTTTAACCGTGTCACTTTTAGCCAAGGTATAGGCAAAAGCACCCGGTAAAATCGTATCACCATATTCATCAATACCGCCAAACACGCAGGCATACCCGCTAAAAGCACTGCTCTGATTATCCGTAAATTTAATTTGTGTTTTCGCTAAGGGAAGGGTTTTAAATTCGGTAGACATGAGTATTATTTTAGTGCGTTTTCCGGTCTATTATGCGGCGCATTTGCCCGGCTTGTGTAATAGGTGTCAGTGCAGAATTAATCAGCAACGTATCGCCGCCAGGAAGTTGTTCAAGCCCTTCATTATCACGGGCTTCATTCGGTGTAATAATTCCATTATTCACCGCTTTCCCATAAGCATCATAACGGGCGATCATATCGGCGCGTAATAATGCATCAAAATCTAATTCAATCTCCCAGTTCCGTTGTTGTTCTATGGGTAATAGATTTACACACGCGGATAATTCTATATTTTCCAGATAAGGCCGCAAGCCCAGTTTGTACCAGCCTTCAATAATCTGCGCAATGCCTGAACCCCATGCCGTTGATCCGCTGGTATCATTAATTAATACACTCGGCACGCCCATGAATCGGGCAATATCCTCAATTTGAAACTTGCGTGATTGCAGTAATTCAATATCTTGCGGAGACATTGAGGTTTGTTGATATTTAACACGATCATCTAACAGCATCAGGCTATCACTGTTGTTTCCCGCCAGTTTCTTGGCATTTTCACGGATAGCCGCCCGTTGTTCTTCTTTAAGCGTTTTGTCAAACAACAAAATACCAGACGGCCGGGCACCATTGCGATATATAGAGGTAACACGATTTTCACCGGCAATCGCCAAGCCAATACTACTAGCGGCATGGCCCAATGGAGATAACCCCATAATGCCATTGCCGAATAATTTAATATGCCATATAGATGAATCAGCATAAATAGTTGTCCCGTTACTGTCGGTGTATTGATATACCAGTACGCCACCCTCCAATAATTGCACCTGCATTTGTGCCGACATAAGCGGTAATAAAGAGATAATCTGTCCGCTACTATTACGTACAATATGACAGTACGCATTGCCCCATGTCACTAAATTTAATACCAGTGTAGAGAAAAAATCGATTCGGGTTTGGTAACGGTTAGGCTTAAATGCCAATATCCTATACAGGGGGTGTGAATCATCAGCGCGGCGCTTTCGCCCAGTTTTTTTATAAAGTATTACTGGCAAACTCGATACTGTTTCCGTTATTAACCGTGCGCAAGCCCAATACGCTGAAACCTGCATGGCCGTTTCTTCATTAACCGGTTTGGCCGTTGGTGTGCTCGTTCTTGGCCATGCTATTTGCAGGCCATTAAAACGGCGTAACCCACCAGATAACCAGCCCATAATACGAAAAAATGGATTCATATTTTTTATTTATTAAAAAGAAATAATATCTAGCATGGTATCACCATTAAATGCGGTTTCCACATTGGCCGATATACCTATAGCCATTAAAAGCGCTGTCATATCATCAATTTTATCGGCACTTTTGCGCTTATCCGGGGCCATATTTAAATTAACATCACGGCGCACGACTAAATTGCTGGCACACCAGCGTAATACGGGATCATTATCATGAATTAACCGGCGGCTCATATAGGCATGCTCTAGTTCTTTAATTGCCGGGTGATAGGATTTAGGTCCTTGAATAAACTCAATAACCGGCACGTCGGCTGCTTGTAAGCGTTGAGATAATTCATGGGCATTCCAGCGATCAAAGGCTAATGCCTGTAAATTAAATGTCTCGTCTATCTCTAAAATAGCGGCTTCAATTATCGAATAATCGGTTACTTCGCCCGAAGTTTGTTCAATTAATCCGGAATTAATCCAACCTGCATACGGGGCGCTGCCGCGTTCAGTGCGTCGTTTAACGGCATATTCTGGAACCCAGCGCCGTCCCCAAGTAATAATATTCCCGTCTACACGCCATACTAAACGCAAGGCGGTTAAATCGCTGGTTGAGGCTAAATCTAAACCACCCCAGCAGGGAATATGTCGCAAGTTTTCTAGGTCAACTGTGCCTGCACAGGCATTCCATTTAGATAATAAGATAAACCCGTCGGCTGCCGCTGCCGGGCGATTGAGGCGTTTAATTTGAAACTCGGCTAATTTAGACGGCATGGCTTGCGCTTCTAAGGCATTATTGCGAATGGCGGTTAATAAATGTGGATTAACTTCTAATAAGGGATTGGCTTTATGCCAAGCGCTTTCATCAAAATCGTTATCCTTATTATCTACAGCATAAATAATCGCTAAAAAGTGATCGGCCTCTCCGCTAAATACATTATCTAATACCTTATGAGCAAACTGACGTAATTCACTCCATGGCCCGGGATTTTCATAGCCTTCTGTGGTGGTATATAACCATAAAGGATTACTGCGCGCTCCCATGGCCGATTGCAATACATTTAATAAATCAGCCGTTTTATGTGCGTGGATTTCATCTAAAGCCACATGCGAAGGGTTTAAACCGTCTTGCGTGCTGGCTTTGGCGTTAATCGGTTTAATACTGCCGCCAATGGTTAATCGACTAATGGCATTAGCCCAACAGGTTAATCCGTAGGCTTCACGCAGTGCGGGGGTGCTCTCGGCCATCCGTTTAGCAATATTAAAAATAATACGCGCTTGGCTACCTGTTGTGGCCGCTGAAATAAGCTGCGCGCCGGGTTCGTTTTCACAACACAAGCAATAAAGTAATATCGCCGCCGATAATGTGGATTTGGCATTCTTGCGTGCCACGGCAAATAAGGCAGCATTAAATCGGCGGCTGCCATCGTGTTTGCGAAAACCAAACAATTGCACCAGAAAGAAAATATGTGAGCGGTGTAAATGTAATGTTGTTTGAATACTGCCATCGGTATTTAACTAGACACCTTCTATATGTGGTAGGTATTCAATAAACTGACACACGTGGTTAGCGTGTGTCGGCGAAAAAATAAACGGCGCCGCACCTTTCTTTTTATTTGCACGTTTAATATCCGAAAAAAATCGTTTTCCGGCTTGTTTAATCCAATGACCATGCACTTTTCTTTTATTAGCTACGACCTCTTGTGCATACTCTAATGCAATGGCAACATAATCTTTTGGATTATTTTTTTGCTTCATTAAGTATATCTAAGGCACTAAACGGGTTATCTTGGTTAGTCGATTTATTGGATGAACCTACTTTCATTTGTGCCACTGGCGTTAAACCAAAATCATTAAGAAAGCCGCGTAATTGAGCAATCATAGCAGCATTAGGCGTTACTCCAGCATGATAAGCTTGAATAATGCTGCCATGTAAGGCACATAATTGACCTAATGCCGATAGCCCACCTTCCGTTAATAATCCATTGGCCTGCAAAATAGTCGATAACCGGTGCCATTCATTCACCGCATGGACATTAGGTAGCCAGTTTGGAGGAGGTGGCAAGCGATTTAGTAAAGGAAAGTCAACGGCAGGGGTATCCCGATCTGGCCGCCGGGTTCCGGTAACAAGCTTTAAATTAGCGGGTTTACGTGGATTGGCCATAGCTTGAACACGGTAACGATGAAATTTTGAAATTGCCAACTGACGGCGCAAAAAAACGGTTTGCAGCCCGGTGGCCGGTCATAATCTATTTTACTTTGAAACAGCCCCGGCATGCTCTAAATCAGAATCTATTTTATTAAAAAATAGGATTAATTATTTTCTCAATTGTTGTGCTATTTCTTTTCTGGTTTTGATTTGATGATGATAGCGATTGATGGCTTGCAGATTATCCATTGCATTACTTCCTCCTTGCGCCAAGGGGATAATATGATCGACTTCATCGGCTAACAAAGGTAATGCTTCACCTTGGCATAAGGGACACTGACATAAATACCCATCACGCTGCAATATTTTCTCTCGCAATCGTCGCCATGGGCGACCCCCGCGCCCCTTTCCGTAGCGCGTTTTCATCGCCTCTGTTCTATGTATTTGGCTTAATTGTGGTAGCGGTTGATACCGTGGTGGCTTACGTGGCATTATCTCAATGAAATACAATAATGATTAAGGAAGCGTCTGATAAATCGCTGTGTAGGCCGCTTCACAGGCTTTTCCGGTTATTCGGTTTCTATCAGCCGTGGCGGCAAACTGTTCCGCCAATTGATCAAGCTCTGCAAGCAAGTCGGCGAGCACAGCGGCGCGGTGTCGTTCTGTTTGGCAGTGTGCGGTAACGGAGGAATCTGCACCGGTTTGATGACTAGCGGCATAGGTTTTCGCCAGCTCGCGCACCCTTGAATCAGCAGCAGCGCGCTCCAGAGCGGTAATTTCAGCCAATTGTTGCTGTGTTTCATCGGTTAATACATCCATTTGTTTTTGTAACGATTGTTCACGTTCACGCGCTTGTTGTGTGGCACGCATGAAGGCCGCGTTATAGTCTTTTTCATACTGTATTTTTTCTAAGTAAGCACGTTGATTGCGCCACTGATAACCCACCGTAATCCCACTAGAAAATACGAAAAAGATAATCAGCAGATAAAGTGATTTCATACCGATAGCGTGCCTTCGCATACGGCTTGTTCATCCATACGGCGCAAAGTTAATCCGCGTAACACCCGACCACTGGCGCGATTCCAGCGCGCCAATTCGGCGCACGCGCCCGGCCAATCATTCGCCAAAGCTTTGCGCTGTAATGTGGAGCCGCATACGACTTGCGGGCCTAAATTAAAAGTTGCTGAAGTTAATGCGGCTTCAATATGTGCCAGTTTAGGCATGGGCAAGCATCGATTAACAGTTGCATTAGCCATAGCCATATCCGCATGAAGTAATGCCTGACATTCTTCCCGGCTATAACGTTTGTTTTCAATAATATCTGCGCCGGTATGCCCATAACACACGGTTAATATCCCTACCGGATCACGATAAGGCACGTGTTGATAACCTTCCCATTTAATAATCAGTGGTGCGGCCACCATTAAAACAACCGCGCTAATGCCCGCAATGCGCCCTTTGTTCACGGCTGTAATTCCTTTTTGCGTTTGGCTACCTCTAACTCATGTAATACCTGTTTGCGGCGCTCTTCATTTTGTTCTCGGCGATCGGATTTGCGTTTGTAATAGGCCTGAACACATAATCCACCTACGGCACTGGCGAATCCAGAGAGCGCTAAAACATCATTAGCGGTTAATCCACCTAAAACCGATAACCCGGCCCCGCCATATAATGACGTATGCGCAGCAGTCATAATAGTCGGCTCATTCATTTTGCGGTTCATTGGCGGCTTCATGTGATGAAATCGATTATCGCATAATCATACGACACCTAGCGCATTAAACGCACATGAACCTGCCCATTTTTAATCACTGTTTGATGCACTGTGGCCACGGTTCTAAATCTAAAATCATCGATGCCTAACGCCTGTGCAATCCCGTCTCGATACGGCTTGAAGGACGCAATGAGATTATCATCATCACGCCTGCGCTTATTTGGCGGATAGAAATCAAGGATGAAATCATAGCGCCGGGTGAGATAATCAATGGAATGAGGATTTATTTTATAGAGATAATCCCGATTCCATCCGGCCTGCCGCGCCAAACTA